TTGTTATTACAAGATACTAAACCTTAAATACAGACTGCGAGTTCTCTGTTCCTAAACGACATCAAGCCGTCTATTCCCATTAATATAAGAATACTCCTTCTTCACAGTTACAGCCTTCATACAAAATTGCTCGTAAGACAGATGACCCACCGACTCTATAGTCTCAAACCACGTCTCCACAGAATGCTCATTGACCCCGTTGTTGAGGGCATTGATCCGGATGATGTCCTCGAAAGAACTCGAGAACTTCACACGGTCGCTCCACTCGCGCAGTGAAATTTGGTAATCGTAAAAATGCTGCTTCGACAAGAAGTCAGCCCCGATAAGTTTACTCAATTTACGACGGATAGAGGGGACAACTAAGCCATAAGCAAAGATGAACCCACATAAATCGCCGAACTCGGAGAACAAAACGGACATCTCGAAACCACAGAACAATTTCAACTGCTCCACCTTGTCTTGATTGAGCCGGAGGTTGGCTTGGTTGCGCCTGGCGTCATCGCCTTGACCGAAAATGGCCATCGGGCCGTCACCCTCGAACAACCAACATTGCATACACATAGATAATGACCAATTCCCCAGACCAGTCCAGGGTTCACCACTACATTTTACATGCTCTAGATGAGCTTTTACAATGTCGGAGACTAACCTGTAATCCCGCGACATGGAGAAGTTCAACTTCAAGAAATCGTCATCTACACCGAACCGCTTAATAAAGAAGTACACGATGGCATGCGTGAATTCGTTTTGCATGGAATCCATCTCGGTGGCGTCTAAAGTTACACCATTGAAAGACGGCAGCTTCATAGCCGCGGTCATGAAACGTTTCACCGCTTCTTCCTCAGTCTTCTGGTTGTTCCAGACGACTTCGTCTTTCAACGATTCATTGATAACTTCGCCTATGATCCGACAGCTCGCTCCGAAGAACGAGTTAGCACCTTTGGACCATGCAGAAATACCTTGAGGGGCCTTGAACACCCCATCGAAAGATAAATCTTGCTTGACTTTGACCATTGATTTGCCGTGGAATCTGACAATTCTGTCAGACTCTTCAGACACAAGGTCATGAGAAGCTGCATACCCGGATTCTCTGGCTTTCTTTAGCCATCCTTGGTACACTGTTCCGTCTCGTACGTCATTCCAGACGCGCGAGTTCTTCTCTTTGTCAACTAGCATCTCGTAAGTGTGATCACCGATCTGCTTCGCAAGCCTCATCCCTTCACCATCTATTACATAACTCTTTCTAGGTACACAATAGCGTTTAGCTAATGCGA